GTGCGATTTTCGGGCCACCTTTCGGCAAAAGGCTACATCGCTGCTGGGGCCGGCTCGGGCATCAAGGCTAGCTGGGGCATCGAGGCTGGCGAGGGCATCAAGGCTAGCTGGGGCATCGAGGCTGGCCTGTCGATCATCTGCGGGGGCGCCTTGAAAGTGTCCTGCCGTATCTTTGTCGGATCGCGTGTTGGAAAAAAACTATGACTGACAAGGAAAAATCCGTCACTTGCGGGCGGCTTGAAGGCAAGGTCGAATACGGGATCGTGAATGAGGCCGGCATCGCCGACGTGAAGCCGGTATAACCCTCAAGAGCATCCGTGAAGACGTCGACAGCTTTGGATGGAGACGCTGGGTGTTTTACGCTATCGGATGGTGGGTTTGGCTGATGCTGAACTTCGCATGGCTGATAACTAATGCGATAAAGAAAGATTAACCCTATGGCAACACCGCAAGAGATTGAGGTCATCAAGAAGGCCATTAAAAAGCTTAAAAATGCGGATAACGTTTTTAACGTTTTTTATGTAATAGGCTTACTGAAGGCGTTGGTGGAAACGAACGAAAAAACTTTGCTATGAAATTTCCCCTCGTCCGAATTGAATGGATCGACGCTTGTTCAAATTCTGGATGGTTCACGGAAAAAGAAATGCTGAAATGGGCCAATGATCATTCAAACTACCGGTGCGAGAATGTCGGATACCTGATTACCAAGACGAAAGATTACATCGTCGTTGCTTCCCGTATTAGTCAAAACAACGATGAAGAAAGACAATACGGGAACCTTCAGAAGATTCCGAGGACTTGGTGTAAGATAACAAAGTTGAAATGATTGGTGCTAATTCGGCGGATATGATACAATGAGAGCGGAAGAGGAAGCATTTTGCAAACCCCGTTCGCTCATCCTATCCGGCTTCGTTAACCGGAGAGGGGCAACGCTCATTTCATGCGAATATCAGCTCTCCTGTTCCCACCGAAAAAACACCTTCGCTGCACGGAGGTGTTTTGTGATCCTTATTCCGACCATTTCCAGACACCTTCACGGCGCAACTTGTCGACCGCGGCGAGGAAGCCGGCGCCGATGAAGAGCTTGAGCGCGAACATGAGATCGCCTTTCGACAGCTTCATCACGCTATCGACGAGTCCTTCTGGCGTGAGCACGAGCTTGCCGGCAGCGAGCGCCCAGCTCGCGGCGGAAGCGGCGCCGGCCACGAGGAAGCGGCGAGCGAGGCGTCCCCACGGGGAGGCGTAGAGTCTCTCGAAGAAAGCCTTGATCATAGAAGCGGCATTATTTGATTAAGCCTAATTTGACGGCTTCGATTTTTGAATGTTCCGACCAGATCGGGAACATGGCCGGATCAAGGACCGTTCGCAGATCCCAAAAACCAAAGCGGAAGGCGTTACGTTCGCGGACCGTCATTAGTCGTTTGAACGTGAACCAGAACCAGACGTTTGTCTTATACCAAACTAATTCACTTGGTACTCCGGGCGTTCTGGGAGTATTTCCGTAGGCTTTGTCCACGGACAGGTCAAAGATATCTCGGGGGTAGAATTGGGCGGGATCAAGGCAGCCGTGATAACCATTACCGTAATTTTCAACCAGACCTTCTTTTAGAAAACGCAATCCGTAATGGAGATGCGGTCCCTTAGCCCCTGTGCCAGTCGCTCCTGTTACGCCGATCTGATCTCCCCGCTTCACGCTCATTTGATTCGGGGACGTCTCCGAACAATGAAAGAAGACTTGTTGCATTTCCCGTCCATCAGTAGAAACGGGCGTATGAAGATAAATAATCTTTCCGGCTGCGAGAGACTCAGAAACCGAAACAATTCCGTCACAAGGCGCGAAGATCGGCTCATTTAATGCTTTCAAATCCCAACCATTGTGAAGATCACTGGGAATGCCAACGGATCTGTAGAATCCTTGATAAACCCAATTAACGCCGAAGGGTTGCGTACAGCGCATTTTCTTGAGAGGTGGCGAGAGAAGTATTGTCATATTTTTAGAGATTAAACATCGCTTGTGTGATTTTGGCAGCTCCAATCCCGACGACGCCGGACGCCCCGATGACCCACCACTTCCAGTTCTCGAGGGACCGAAGCCTGCCATCATGCTTCTCGAGGACAGCAAGGGTGGAGGTGAGTTTCTCGTTCATGTCCTTCATCTCCTGAAGGATCTGACCGTCGAGTTTTCCGCGTTCGTAGGTTTCCATATTCATTTGAGCGCTTCGCCGACGCCTGACCCGCGCAGCTCAAGGTATTTGTTGTAGACCTCCTTCGTCATGAATCTGCCCTCCTTCTGTTTCGATAGCTCTGCCTTCAAAGCGCTGCCCGTGAGTCCGTGCGTGATCTCAAGGAGCGTCTTCGCGCGAGCGAGAAGCTTCACCTTTTCGACGAACGAATCGATGGTTTTGACCTTCTTCTCACTATCCATCTTTCGATAGGCTTCGTTGGCAAAGAGGCTTTTAAGCTTCTTCCCAATGAGTCCGCCGGCATCCTTCCAGAGCTGCGTGTTCTGCTCGGGTGTGAGTGAATCGTAGCCGTGCTTGTCGCCCAAGAGAGTCGGAGACACGCGGAACCCCTCATAAGACAGGCGCCGCAGCTCCTTGACGACGAGAGTCGAGACATCCTTCGATGGCCTGGTCGGGTCAAGCATGACTTCAAGCGCGTTACCGCCGACATCGATTTCACGTCCGAGGACATCTATCTTCGGTTCAAGTTCTTCACGCAGGAACGGGATACGAGCCTTGACCCGATCGAGCGTCGTCCGGCTCACGCGCTCCTTCAGGTCGTGCGCGCGGGCAACGTCCGATACGATGGTCGGCACGAACGAGGCGGTGAGGTTGCCGAAGTAGGCATCGGCGAATCTCTCCGGATCATTGACGGCTTCCGAGATTTTCTTGATTCCTTGAAGGAACGTCTGGTCCGTGAAGGACTTCGCCCCGCCGAACATCGCCTTCGCCATCGCGGAGGTGGCGCTGCCTGATGCCTTCATCTCCCTCTGGAAATACGCGCCGACGATCAGGAGCGTGCCAGCCGGCCCGAGGCTCTGAACCGTGCGCCACTTATCGCCGACCTTGATCGAGTTCGATTTCCGCCCTTCGAGTTCCCATAGCTTCTGCTCGCGCTCGTCCTTCGGGAAGTCGAGGGTGATGAAGTCGCCCTTGTCGAACAGCTTCGTCCCGAGATAAAGGCCGGCGGTGCCGGTGAGTCCGCGGCCGATGCCTTGCGAAAAAAGGCGTTGATCGAACTTGCCCTTGCCGATGTTCTCGATGATGGTCTTGACGATGCCGATAGGCGAATAGTTGATGACCTGCATGGCGAAGGCGGACGGCGTCCGAGAGAACGGCACGACGAACTCGCCTGTACCCTCGGCGCGCGTCCCTTTGCCGAGGTCCTGAACTGCCTTGCCCACCTCGCTGATGGCCGTTCTGTTCTGGAAGACGGCAGTCTCCGCGTCGATGGCGGCATAGCGAAGCATCTCGTCGTCGGGGTTCTTGATCATCTCCCTGACGAAATCGTCGAGGTCGTCTCCTATGAGTTCGAGGGTCTTGCCGCGCGCGATGGCCTGGTCAGCGATCGACCGGGCCTTCATGCCGTAATAGAAAGGCTGGTCCTCGGAAGCGAGCACCTTGAAGACCGTCTCTTCGTACTTCTGGATGGTGCGGGCAAATACGCTCTTTCCGAAATTGACCCGGCGATAGTCGAGCTTCGACATCATGTCGCGCTCGTCAACACTCGTCTTGAGGTATTCCCAGCCCTTGCCGAAGCCCTCGACGACCCCGCCTGGCGTGCCGCGCAAGGTCAATGCCTTCGTGCGCACGCCCGTAAATAGAGAGGCGACCTTGTCGACGATGACGGCCGGCACGTCCTTGATCGTCTCGGCGGCGAAATGCGAAGCGTTTGAGAAGATGTTCAAGCCCGATGTCTTGAGTCCGGTAAGGAGTCCGGCCTTCCAGACCGTCGCTATCTTCTTCATGAGCGGCGTGGGTACCAAGTCCATGATGCCATCCTGCAGGTCCTTGAAGGCTTTCGCCTTCGGCAGGCCGTCGGGCATCTCGGCGATGTCCTTCATCTGCTCCACGATCTTCCCGGCCTGTTCGCCGGTCAGTTCCGGGATCTTCTGCGAGAACGGCAGCTTGCTCTTCGAGACGGCCTCGTTGTACTTCTGTATCTCGCGCGCGGCGAACCGGACCTGACCTTCAGGCGTCATCCGCCCGAGGATCGATGCGGCCTGGATGGCGCGTCCCTGCTCGGTCAGCTTCTTGGCGATCTCGTTCGCGACCTCCGCCAGCTTGTCCTCAAGCGCGGCCTTCGTCGCCGTGTCAGAGGCGTTGGCGGCGGCATCGCCATAGTGCTTGATGAGTTCGGTGGCGGTCGCGACCGCCTTATCGTCTGATCCGGTCATCGCCAGCTTCTCGGCCGCCTGGATGTCGTCCCGCACGAAGTTCCTCGCCGCCGTCGACAGCTCGTCGGTCGAGCGCGGGATGTACTGTCCGGCGACCTTCAACGCCTCGGGGAACTTCTCCTTGACGGAGGTGACGAATCCTCGTTCGCGTTCAAGTCCTTTTTTTGCTTCAGTATTATCTATGTTTAACGCGGACCTCTTGAGCGTCGATTTCAAGCCACCTTCTCTTTCAATGAAAAGTTCGGTATTAGAGAAGAATTTGTCTGAAATTCTTCCCGCAACATCACGACCGAAAAGTCGCTGGACAGACTCAAGCATCGAGCGCAGGACATTCTTAAGGTGAAGGACCACGCTTCGAGAAGATTCATCCATTCTGGCGAATCTTTCCAGGCTTTTATCTGTCATGTTCTCCGCGAACCATTCATCTAATTCCTTGAAACGATAGTTCTCTTTACTGTATTTAAATTCATAACGAGGAGCGATTCCATAATCTCCTGTCGGAGTGAAGAATTTCGCCTGTTCAGGAAATTGTTTCTTGAGGATTTCGTATTGTTCTTTTGTCAAACCAGACGGATTCTTCAAGACGTAATCAAACCACGGATTTTTTGTAAGATATTCCTGGCGTTCCCGCAGAAACGTCTTATTTACAGCGACCAAATCTTCGTCGGGCAAAAAACGCGAAAGAGAGTGCCATAATTCATGAATCGTGGTCCTTCCAAAATCGCCTCCGTTGTTTCGGATGTTGCTCTTGAATATCTCAATGACACCGTTGCTGTAATTATAGAGGCCTTGCTGACCGCCGTTGGAACGTATTCTCAGACCAACGTCATCAAAAAGCGATGGGCCGATTTCATTGATGAATCTTTGAATCGTTTGAATTTGATCGGTGGGGATTTCGGCTGATCCACGATTTTCATTCAACAAACGCAACACCATCGAATCCGCGTCTCTCTTGATGTCCCTGGCTCGCCTTTCTGAACCAGCCTCAATCCTCCTATCAAGCTCAGACGCCTTACGAGATAAAGAATCGAAGACCTTTTTCTCTCCGACCACGAAATCCGCCATACTGCTTTCAGCTCCCTTACCAGCCGCCTTCGCCGCTTCGCGCGAACGAGCTTCGGCATAACCCTCGATCATTCTGCCGACTTCCTTCTCATCTTTTATCGGAGCCAGGACGGTCGAAATAGCCCTAGCATGATCGTCTGTGATGCCCTTGATATTCTTCTTCAAAAGGACGAAGACGCCTTCTTCGGTCGTCTCCTTCGCGACCTGCTTGACCAGATTCTTCCGTCCGCCCATGCCGGGAATGATATCCAGCAGGGTCGAGCCGACGACCAGCGGAACCGCGATCGGCTTGGTGAACTTGCCCGGGATGCCGAGCGCCTCGCCGCGTTCCGGCAGTTTCTCGACCTGCGTCGAAAGGCTCTCGACCGGTTCGGGGCCGAGCAGGAACCGCTCGAGCTTTCCGCCGACATGACCGGCGGCACCCGGCGTGTAGGTCTTCTGGCCGAACGCCTCGGTCGCGACGGCCGCGGCGGCACGAGGGCCGGCGCGGGCGACAGCTTTCCCGAAATCCAGCGTTCCTTTTACCTTTTCCTTGACGTTAGAAACATACGCCTTTCCAGCCTTAACGAAAAACCCGCCAAGACTTCGTCCGAAATCTTTGAGTTCTTCAGAAAGAGGCATATATCAAAAATCATCGAAACTGATGTCGTCCTCGTTCTCGGCGAACGTGTCGTTGAAGGAAGTGCGGAACTCGTCCCACATCCGCCCGAGAACGCCGGCCGTAAGGGACATCTGCGAAGACTGTTCCGCCTTCGCCCTGAACCAGGCAGGAGGCATGGAGCTGTCGATCTGCGTCCTGAGCATCAGCCAGGTTGTGCCGATCAGGGAGATGGGGAGCTTCAATTTCTCGACATCAGTGCGTGTCAGCTTCGGTCCTTTAGAGCCGTCGCCTACGCCGCTCTCGGCCTTCGGATTGATGACCCACTTATTTTCCTTGATGTCGTAGATTCCTCCCTGCACGTTCCTGAACTGGTCAGGATTGAACTCCACCCTCTTTCTCTCTTCCTCGAACGTCTTCATGATGTCCGAGAAGGTCTGCTCGACGGGCGCCTTGACGCCGCCGCGGATCATGTCCACGACTGACCTGATGGTGCCGGGAACGCCTCCCGTCACTCCGGCGACCTGCTGATAGTTGCTGGCCACGCGGTTCTTCGAAGCCTCGTTGAGGGCGCTCCGGAGCGCAATGCGCAGGTTGCCGAGTTCGCCCACAGACTGCGCTCCTGCTCCTTGCGCCTGCGACGCGGGGTCGAGTCCGCCAGCGGGAAGTCCGGTGCCTGCGGCGGGACCTGAAGCCGGCGCTCCGACTCCGTCGGGAAGGTTAAGGGAACCTCCTGCGATGATGAGGTTCGCGCTCTTGACCGAGGCGTTGCCCTTGTTCGCCGCCATGATGGCGTCGACGGTGGTGCCGTGCGCCTTCGCCAATGCCCCGAGCGTGTCGCCTGACTTGATTTGAAGGGTAGTAGGCATAGGATCAAATGAACCCTTTCTGAAGTTCAAAAAACGCACCAGTATCTTGGACGACAGCTCGGCGTTTCTTCTCCTCGATCTCGCCGAGCGTGCCTCCGGTCGGGACGTAGCCCTCGATGCCAGGAAGGTTCGCCGAGCCAAGAACCTCCTCGGCCTTGCGTCCGATGTCCTTCAAGATGAAGCCGCGATCGCGCGAGAGCGCCTCGAGCTGCTTCTGCGCGTCCACGTCTCCTCGCGACGCCTTGAGTTCAAGCTCGCGCTTCTGGATGTTGAATCGTCTGCCGGACGATTCGACCACGTCGGCGTACTGCGTGCCGCGACGCTCCTCGGCGAGCGCCCGTGAACGGGCGCCGGTCGCGAACGTCAAGCCTTTCTCCGCCGCCTCGTCAGCGATGGAGAGCAAGTCCTCGTCGTAGGCGCGGGCGGTACGCGAGATCTCGGCCTGCTGCTCGAGCGACAAGAACTCCTTGTTCGCGGAGACGTCGGCCAGAAGCTCGTCGCGGGTGCGGCGGATGATCTCGGAGCGCGTCTCGTAATCGTTATTCGTCTTTGCGATGGAACCGAGCGTCTCCGCCTTGGCGAGCGCGAGCTGCGTCTTGTAGTAGGGATCGGCGACGGCCTGCGCCTGCTTGATGGCGTTCGCGAACAGCTGCGCCTCGGCCTCGCCGCCGAACTGGATGAGGTTGTAGGAGAGGTCGACGTAGGCCTTCATCTCCTGCGGCAGCGCCTTGTAGGCGTCCGTGTCCTTGAACTCCGCGGTCACGACCGGAGCCGTGATGTCCGTGACGGGAGCGGCGGGGGATGAGGGAGACTCCGACGCGACCGGCTTGGTCGTCGACCAACCCTGACCCTGCCAATACGAAAGGTCGATCTTCGGGACGGTATTCGCGTTCCCGTTCTTGTCGTAGATCGTCACCGTTCCGGCCTGCGCAGCCGGAGCCGCAGGCGAGGAGGGCTTCGTCGTCGACCAGCCCTGACTCTGCCAGTACGACAGATCGATCTGCGGGACGGTGTTCGCGTTGCCGTTCTTGTCGTAGATCGTCACCGTGCCCGTCACCTTGTTTCTGACTTGAGGCATACCTCCGTATTATACCTTGTTTTAGGTTAAATGTCCCTTCCGGCGTACACGTCGATGTACTGGATCTTGAGCCTGTTGTCCTGCGCCGCGGCCTTGTTGTCGACGTAAGCGAAAGGGAAATATCCGGTATCAGGATCAAAGGGATTGCCTGCCGCCACACTGACGCTCACGCCGTCGATCATCGCATACATGGTCGTGGCCGAGATGGATCCGCCTTTCCGGTAAATCGTATACCGTTTTGGCAAAGATGTACTGACATCAACATCGGAATCAATGACATTATCTCCGCCGCCATTCGCCCAACCAAAGTAGATGTTCGAAACTGACAAGACGGTATCGAAGATGAAGCCGACGTAGTGGGTCGCGTCCTTGTACCAGCCGAGGAACCAGCGTCCGTTCGTCGTGAAGTTCGGCTCCATATAGAACTCGAGTCCTGCCCCCGGTCCGGAGACGCTAAGGTCGAACTGCCTCGAGAACGTGATCGTCGCGGATCGGTTCGCCGTGGCGGTAGTGGAAAGAAGAGCATGAGGAAGCGCAGCCGAATTGACGATCTCGGCCGTTCCTGATGTGCCCCCGAGCGTCCAATGAATCTTCGCTAGCGTCGTCGAGGCCCAGGCGTTTGCTGCCTCGTCGAACTCGGAACGATGGCGATAAGCAGGGAAGTTCATGAAGCCCTGCGAGGTGATCCTTCCAGCATAAGAACCGGCGTCGTAACGTAAGACTGAACGATCAATATCGTCGTTCGAGCGCAGATAAAGACCAGTTGAAGGACTGACAGCAAGATACTGAAACTCCGCGCTATCATAAGCGTCGAACACCACGTTTATGACGCTGTTGACCGTTCCGCTTCTGACAAGTTCGGCGCGCGAACCTGACGAGAACGTCCTGATATAACCGGAACCAACGATCGAGATTCCATTTGACGTGATGGTAATGCCGTCCGTCGAAGATCCGAAGAAACCGGACGTCGCGTTGATGGCGCCGGCGATCGTGAACGTCGTTCCGTCCCAGTTCAGATAGTTCGTTGAGTCGCCGATGAAGAACTTCACAATGTCGTCGGACGGGTCGATGCCGAGACGGAAGCCCTCGATCACATTCGTGAAGGCTGTCTTGGCGCTGAAGATGACGCCGAACTGCTGCTCCATGATGGAGACGATCTCGCCGTCGGTGAGTGTCCGTGGGGACGTACCCTCGGAGATGACGTGCAGCATCTCCGGCGTCGAGAAAGCGGAAAAGCCCCTGACGAGATTCTTGTCGAACCCGAGGTCAAAAAGATTGTTCGACTGTTCTTCGCCGTAGAGGATCGACATATCAGGAGGAGATGAGCACGTCGACGTTGGGAAAATCCATGCCCCTCAACTTCACCGCTGCGCCCGTAATGGAGTCGACGATGCGGAACTCGAAGACGTGGGCCGTGAGCGGCTTGATTTGCGCCTCCGTCACGATGTCCCTCAAGAAGCCTATATGCTTCCATTCTCCGTAGTCGAGACGTGCCTGCAGGATGGCGCCGCTGGTGAGATCGGAATGGACGAAGATCTTCTCGGAGACGGTCTTGAGGCGCCCGCGCGCCTTGAAGTCGAACTCGGGCGACTGCAGGATGTAGCTGATCGCATTGCCGCTGTAATCGCTCGTGCCGGTGTTGAGCTGCAGCACCTGACCGGTATCATCGCCGCCAACGATGAGGGCGAGGCCGCTCGAGACGTACTGGTGCATCTGCTTGAAGAGGTGCGCGTAGCGGAGCACCGCCCACTGCTGCGTATCGATGCTGTAGCGCACGACGGCGTTGGTGTACGTCTCCGAATAGCCTCGGTCGAAGTCGACCGTGACCGTGCCGACGGACCAGTAGAGGTTGTCGTTGTCGCTCCATCCGTTGACGTCGCTGTAGGACGACGAGGCGATGCCGTCGACGATGCGCTGGATCGGGCGGCTGATCAGCTTCGGGTAGTCGCCGGCGGACTCGTAGAAGCCATTCGGCCCATAGAAGAAGAAGATGCGCCCCCGCGCGCGCAACACGCTCTCGTGCGACTGCGTGCCGATGTTGACGAGATCCTCGGGGAAGGTCGAGGAGAAGTTCCAGCGCTTCAGCGAGCGTTCCTTCAGGATCATCAGGTAGCCGGGGACTTTGGAGAGCGACTTGATGGTGCCGCCACCGTCCTCCTGCTCGACTTGGATGGAACCCGAACCGGTCGCCGACCAGCTCACGGAGCCGGACGTCGGGGTGTTGGTGTAATAGATGCGGTCAGCGACGGCGCAATAAAGTCTGTCTTTGAACTCTATTGGAAACTGTCCGCCGGCAGGGACGCCGTCGACGTTCAGGACGCCTCCTGAAGAGACGAAGCCGGCGGCGCTCGTGTAGGCGCGGGCTTCGACGCCGTTCAGCATCAAGGTCGCGTTCAGGAACGTGGCGAAACGCTGCTTCGCGCCGGACGTCAATGACGCCGTCAAGGATGCGCTTGACACGGCGTTGTAGATCGACGTACCGAAACCGGCCATGAGGACACTGTTCGCCCCCGTCGTATCGAGATGCTGAAAGAGTCCGATGCAGTCGCCGGAACCTGGTGCGCCGACGAGGCCGGTGCCGGGACGCGAAACGGCCTCTCCTAAGATTTCTGAAAACAACAGATTGATGGAGAACGGTACTGAACTCGGAAGATTGATGGAGAACGGTACTGAACTCGGATTCGTAATATCAGAAGACACGGCTTGAACATTCCCGCCGCTGAAATCTCTCCATTTCACGGTGTCGGGAAGCCGGGGCATAGACTAGGTGTTCTCGAACTTACCCTTTCGTCCACTCCGATAACTGACCTGATTAAGCCGAGGCGACATGCGAAACTTTTGTCCTGAAACCTCGGTCCTAATCATGCTTTTAAGAATGTCTTGGAACATCACAAAATCACTATCCTTAATATCCAGAGTTCCGTTGTTTCTTAAATACGCCTTTCCTTGAGCCAAAAGCCAATGTTTAACAGCATCGTATCTCGAGACGTCGATCGTGTCGGACTCGGAATCGACGGTGGTCGCCTCCTCGTAATAGTCGATCGCGACGTTCTTGTTGACCCATGTCGAGTCAGGGAGAGGGTACACGCGCAGGCGTCCCTGACGCACATTAAAGTAGCGTGGCTCGCCCTCAACTTCGTTCTGCCAGACGTTCGTATCAACCGCATGAGTCGCAGCAATAGAACCGTCTCCTGTGGCCGGCACGCCAGTCAGGGAACCTGCGGTCGCGGAGCGCGTGACACCGGTATAGGTTATCGCATCAGCTGCGGTCGACGTATAAACGTTCACGCTGCCGTCAGCGTCGAAATCATAGGAATTGTCGATTGCGAGAGACGTGGCTCCGACGGCCGGCTGCGTCCGCACCTGCGTGTGCGCGACGTCGTTCATGAGCGCGTCGAACTCCTTCTCATCGAGCGGGGCAAGGGGATCGGTCGCGCGTCCGATACGAACCTGAAGGACGGACTTGTTCGTTTCGTTGTCGTAGATGTCGGATGGGAGGGCGAAGTCGAACACGCCGCGGGCGGTCTGCCCGAGGGCGTAGTCGGCAACGAGATAGCGCGAGAAGCGCTTCAGCTTGCCTTGCATGTAGCGCAGGCAGGCGTTCACCTCGTCCATCGCGGTCTGCTTGGAGAAGCGTTCATCCCATTCGTGACCGATCTTGCGACGGACGAACTCGAGCATGTAGCCGATCTCGTTCTCGGCGTGACGGACGAGGTTCTGACCCCACGGGATCGGGTCAGAATACAGCAGGTTCACCGAGTTGACGCTGTCGCTGAACCGGTAGAAATAAAAACCGGATGTTTCTACGGTGTCGTCGTAAAAATTACGAACGGTCGTCGGGTCGATGTTCTGCGCCGCGGCAAGCGCCGAAAGAGTCGAGTCATCGCTGTTCGCGTCGACCTCCGTGGCGGAGCGATAGAAACGGACTTGGTTCGCGCGGACGATGCGGATGACCGTGCCGCGCGGGTGCGCCTCGACGAGCGTCGCGGCGAGCGTGACCGTGTTTCCAGAAGGAGCCGTGGATGCGTGCGTGGCGATGATCTCGGCGCGCTCGTTCCCCGGCTCTCGGATGAAGAGGAGGTTGTTGATCGCGGCGCCGATGATGGACTTCACCGTGAGGGTCGAAGCCCCGGCCGCGGCGTCATCGTCAAGCACGAGGGTTTCCGCCCCGTCGAGAAGCTCGGAGATGTCCGCGAAGATGCGGCGGATCGGCATAGGGTTCGGCTACGGTGATTTATTCCTTCTTGTCCTCTTCCTTCTTCTCATGCGCGCGCATGTGAAGCCTCAACGCGTTGGCGGCGACCGGTTGCGACTTGCCATGCGCGACATATTCGCAACCCTCGTGCTCGCACTTCACGTCGAAGACGACGGGAGCTACCTCGATATTCCATTTAGCGTCCGCTGCCGGAGGGAAGAACTTCGCGACGCAATCTTCGCACGCGCCCTTCTTGATCTCCTCGAGGCGCGCCTCGGCGGCGTCGACCTGATCGAGCATCGCGATCTTTCCGCGCATCCCCTTCGGGAGCTTTCCCATCTCATGCAGCTTCTGCCAGTTCGGCTGTCCTGCGCCCATAGAGTGCTTCGTTTTTCCGCCTTAAAGCGGCAGATTTATACGGTTCCAGTATACCATTAAAAGACCTAGAACGAGAATGATCCGCCGCCAGAATGAGCCGTGCCGCCGCCGGGGGAACGGGTGGATGCGGCGACCTCAATCCAAGGCGCGTAGCTCCCGGAAGCCGCCCTGTACGGGCCAGCACTGCCCCACGAGAAGGCGATGGTCTTCACGCCCGCCGCACCGACGGAAGCGTTGGAGTCTCCCAGGTAGATGCCGTTGGTGGGGGAGGTGACCTGGACGAAGTTCGTCCCGTTGACGATGCCGCCGATGTTGTCGTACTCGCTGGTCATAATCCAGCAGTCGTCGACGACAGTCGTGATGGTATATGACGCGCTCGAGGCTGACGCAGAAGAAGCTGACGCGGTCGCGTCGGGCTGGGCAGTCTGCTTACAGCCCGTGTAGTTGGCGATGGCGGCTGAGACTATGCCAGTGGTGCCGGTCTTGGTCACTACCACGTCGGCTGTCGTGACATCTGGGGCGACGAGAGAATAGAGCGCAGCGTAAGCGGTTTCTGCCGCATTTCCTTGCAACTTATCCTGTGTCGCTCCTATCGCATTATAGGTGACAGAAACGAAAGGCTTGCCAGAATCCAGACAAGCACCTACAACAAGCAACCTGTTGTCGCCAGCCGCAACGGTATACGAAGTGTTGAGGGTGGCATCTACATCGTTCTGGAATCCGCTTGCGCTTGTTACACGGGCAATCGCCATATCAGAGCTTGGAGAGAATCAGGCTTCCATTGATGTCGTGACACTCGGACTTTTTCGTGCGACCGGCGCAGACGTCGAGCCAGATGTCCGCTTCCGGTCGGCCACTGTCCAAGCCGTCGAGGGCGACCATGAAGCGGATGCGGTGCGGGAAGTGGAAGGTAGCGAGAGCTTGGCCCCTAAGCTTATCTTTGACGGACGAGAAGACTTCTTCCTCCATCCCGACGCACGCCGCCTTGTGGAAGGCGTAGTCGGCAAGGAATTCAGTGTCGGTCTTGGCTTCGAGCTTGTAGCCGTTCGCCGCGGCGAGGTTCTTGTATTCTTGAGGAGTCATATCTAATCACTATACGCGTTAATTTTTTTGTGGCGCATTTTTCTTCTTGAAATGTGTTCGTCCGGTATTCATAACATCTAGTCAGAATATTGATTGATACCGTACTCGATCTTCACCATCATCAACCGCGCGTCGCCGGTCATGTTATCGCTCGCGACCTTGCGACCGACGTTGAACACGACCCACTGTCCGCCGGCAGGGGTTCCACCGATAGTGATGGCGGTCGAGGCGGCTGAAATGTGTACGTCGTTCTGAGCGAGCCATGTATCCGAGGTGGTGATTTCCGACCCGTATGCTTGGTCGATGGCGTCTGAATCGGCGTAGGTGCGAGCCTTGATACCCCAGGCGACAGTTTCCGTCGTAAGACCTGCGGCGTTCGTCCAGACGAAGATGGCCGTGATGGTGCTGGCATCCCAGTTGTCAGGCATCTGCACATTCCAGAAGGCTCTCTCTTCGGTCGTGGCGTCGAAGTCAAGCACCCAGTAGTCGATGTCGTTGGTGGCCGCCTCCACCTTGGTCGGACCTGCACACGGGATCGTCGTCGTCGGAGAGCCTCCGGCCGCCGACAAGATGAGGGTACGTTTGGCGTTGGCGTTCGCGACGAGGATGTTGCCTCCGGTGGCTAGGAACAGGTCAGAGAATCCTTCCGATGCTGTGCCGAGAGAAGCCCCGTCGTTCGCGGTCGGAGCGATGTCTGTGGCTATGTTCGGGGAGGTGAACACCTGAACCCCCGTGAAGGTTTGGCCCGCGTCAGTACGAGCGATGGTCGCCGTCGTAGGCGGGAAGGTCATCACTGTGCCATCCGTGCCGGAGAGGGTCAGGGTGTTCGTGACGGCAAACGTCTTAGCGGCCGTGAGCGTGAACGTACCCGTCGAGCTAGTGATGGTCAATGCATTGATGGTCGTGACAGTCGCCACGCCCAACGCGACAGTACCCCCCGCAAACGTCAGGGAGTTGGCGGCGTGCGTGATGGTCATGTCATCAGCGGCGAAGTTGATGACCGCGCCGGAAGCGAGGAACAGGTCAGAGAAATTGTGCGTTGTGTCGCCAAGCGTGACGCCATCGTCGGATGCCGGACGGAAGAGCGTGCCGTCGATCTCGATCGAGCCGTCAAGGATGAGCTGCTGTCCGGCAAGGGGCGTAATCAGCAGATCAGTGCCGGCCGTGGACGAGATCGTGTTCCCGTTGATGTTGATGTTATCGACATCCAGCGCAGTGAGGGTGCCGAGCGACGTGATGGACGTCTGCGCGGCGCCCGTGACGGTCGCGGCTGTTCCGGAGACGTTGCCGGTCACGTTGCCGGTCAAGGGACCTGAAAAGCCTGTAGCGGTCAGGATGCCGGTATTGGAGTTGAACGCAAGGCCGGCGTTCGTTTTTGCGGCAAGGTTGCCCGTCGCGGCCGTAACGAAAAGCACGAAACAGGACGTATCCGTGACTTCATCAGCAACCGCAATAGTCGCCGCGTTGCCAGTGATCGAACCCGCGATCGCGTTCGTGACCTCGAGATCGGTGAACCAGCCCTTCGTGACGCGTGATCCTGTCGAGGCGATGGATCCTGTCAACGTGAGACTGTTCACGCCGAGCGCCAAATCCCCTCCCGCAAGCGTGAGCACGTTCGCTCCGTGCGTCAACGTGACGTCTCCGCCGGCGAAGTCGATGATGCCGCCTGACGCGAGGAACAGATCGCTCCACGCCTGACCGGACGCGCCGAGCGATGCGCCATCATCGGAAGCAGGACGAACAACACCGGACGAGGTAACGCTTGCTGGCGTGATGTTACCGAGAACAAGCGTGATGGCTGGTGTCGTGGTGGCGTCAGCGACGGTGCCTGACACGCCGTTCGCCGTAACGACGGAGACGGAGGTGACAGTGCCGGCCGCGACATCGTTCGTTTCCCATGCAGGCAGACCGCCCGTGACCGTCAAGACTTGATCGGTCGTCCCGATATGCAAGACCTGCCATTGAGTACCATCATGGTACAGGATGTCACCCCTTTGTTCGTTCAAGGCGACAAGATCCTCGATCAGTTCGGTCTCCGTCGAGGAGAGCTGATCGCGGATGATGACTGGTGTAAACCGTTCGTATGCGCCCATAGGTGTCAACTAAAATCCCGACGGAAGTACCATCGGCGACTTGATGCCCGCTTCTTCGCGATTCTTCTGAAGGCGCTTCGCGTAGATGACGAGATCGTCCTTCGTTTTTTCAAGCATCTCTTCCTTGTCAGCGAGACGCTTGCGCTCTCCCTCGAACGAGGCGACGAGATCAAGCCCCTGTTTGTTCGCGTTCTGCTGCACGGCGATGATCTCGTTGATCTCGTTGAGGTGACGGGTGCGCGCTTCGATCTCCGCTTCGAGCGAGATCTTGATCTGTCCGACATGCTGCAGTTCCTCCATCGCGACCCTGAGTTCCTTGCGCGCCTCGGACGTCTCCTGAACGGCCACGATGGCATCCTGCTCCTTCTTTGAGCGAAGATCGAGAAGCTTGTTGGCATCAGCCTCGGCGGCTTCCTTGAGCGACTCAGCCCTCTTGATCTCACCCTCGATGTCAAGAAGCCTCGCTTCTCTTCCACGGATCGATACCAGCAAATCATCACGCTTGATACCAAGAAACTTAAGTTCCTTGATTGCGGCATCAATCTTCTCTTCGAAGGCACACATCTGACCAGCCTTATCCTGCAGGTCGCGGCGAACTCCCTCCACGAGCTTCTCGTTGCCGCGCTCAAGCTCCGTGCGCGTCAGCTCACAAGACGCGGCGATGCTCAAGAGTTCGCGGCGCTTCTTCTCGACGCCTGACTCGAGAGCGGCCTTTTCTAAGCCGAGCCGAACGATGGCTCGCTCGTGAGCGGCCTTGTGCTCGTCCGCCTTGATACCGCCAAAGCGTTTGAGCGTCATATCCTTACGCGGTCACGCGCAGATTAGCCTCGAATACGACCTCGACGCCTTCGCCGCTGACCGTGGCGTCCAGCCAGATGCGATCGGTCAAATCGACCTGAACGCCGAAGGACTCGTTGTTATCGAGCGTGAAGCTGCCGCCTCCGGTGTTGAGAGCGGATGCGGAGCTGTGACCGAAATGTATGATGCCCGTGTTCGCGTTCTTCGCTTTCATCGTGACGGACACGCCGTCCGGCACGGTCTTGGGTGCGACGATCTTGACGGTCGCGCCGGCGGCTTCCGTCGTGAGATCCTCGCGCGACTTGAGCGTGATTGTGCCGGCGACAACGGTGTCGATGACGTAGGTTCCGTCATTCGACGCGGAACCGGAGACGGTGATCTGATCGCCCGGCTGGAAGCCGGCAGTCAAGAAGCCGTTTGCGCTGTCTGTGATGGTATCGGCAGAAGCGGTGTTCTCGACGAAGGCGATCGTCGCTGCGCGACGCTTCACGGTGAGCTGCTCGGGCGTGCCGCTACTTGTGACCGAGAAATTAAAGCAGAACGGAACAGGAAGATTTGAAAGTCTCGTAGTCATAATAGTTTTTTAAGCTTAATTTCTAATTCTCTAATTCGTTTTGCTTGTAACGCACCAAGCGTATGTTTTTCATGATCCTTAGAAGCGGTAGTCCGTAATTCACATATATCATCCCTCTCCCCCACCACCAAGTTGTGAGTGTGACCCCAAATGATGAGGGGGAGAGTGATACGACGACCCCCGGTCGTCTATCCCTTTACGCAGTAGCAGCGGTGCCGCCGAGCGCCATCGTGACCCACTCGGTCCCGACGAAAACGCCAAGCCAGGAGTCGCCGGCCGCATTGAGCGTGATCGTCGCACCGACGAAGTTCGTCGGGGTGATGACCGCATCTCCGGTGTACACCGTGCAGACAATGAACTTGAGCTGTCCGACCGTGCCGTCGGCGAGCGTGTGCGTGGACGCGGCGTTGTTCGCGATCGTCGTGCCGATCGTGACGATCGAGATCGCGGTGTTCGCGTTCACGATGGCCTGCGGGGTGTTCTTGATATGACCGGCGGTCAGGATCAAGTTGCCGGAGGTCAGCGTGTGGTCGCCGTTGGTCTGCGTCAGGGACGCGGTACCGATGGCGCTTCCGGCGATCGTCACCGCGCCGTCGGCTGCGACGACGAAGTCGTTGGCGGCGCCGTCATAGCAGCGGATGTAGTTGCCCGCCATGCCTGCCGCACTCGACTCGAGGTCGAGCATGATACCGCTCGTGAGAGCGTTCGCGACCATGCGGATGCCGACGCCGTCCGTCAAGCCGCTGAACGTCGCGAGCACCTGCGTGCCGGACGTAGAGGCCGTGGAAGACAAGTCGAGCAGGGCGCCAGTCGTGGTAGACGTGTCGATGCCCGTGGAGGACAAGCGCAGGAGCGAACCGCCGCTCGCGATCACCGAGGTGGTGTGAGCGATGATCATGCCCTCACCAGTCGTAAGACCGTTGAGATCCATGCGGAGCGCCGTGCCGGAGTCCAGCGTGGCGGACGTGACGAGCATCAGGACGGCGGACGTCGCGGCGGTCGCGGCGAGGTCGACCAGGACGCCCGTCGAGGTGCCGGTGTCGACGCCGGTCGAGGTGATGCGGAGCATCGAGCTGCCTGCGCCGAGGACCGACGTGCCATGCACGAGGTTCACGAGCGTAGCCGAACCGAGCGTGATGGCGTTGTTCGTGATCGAGAGAGCGTCGCCTGCGGTGGTACTGGCGGACGTCACGGCGATCAGGTTACAGTCGCCCGTGGTCGACGTACCGACGATGCGGACGAAGTCGCCCGTGTAGCCGGTAGTCGTGGTCGTCTGCTCGATGTTGAGCGCGACCGCGGCGGTCTGGCTGGCAGACGTAAGCTTGAGGTTGACGAGCGTGCCTGCGCCGACAAGCGAGGCAGACTGGACGTCCAGCAAACCTGCGTTCGAGGTGGACGTGTAGGCTCCGGTAGCCCGGATAGACACGACGCCGTTCGTGGCGACGGCACCCGTGGTGCCGGTCGTCATGCGCAACAACGAGCCGGAGGTCATCCCTGTGCCAGTCGAGGCGATGTGAAGCGCTACGCCGGTCGTGAGAGCCGTGCCGGAAACCGAGGCCACTGTACCGGCGGTCGTCGAGTTGCCGCCGACATGGAACAGTCCGAGGCCGACAGCGCCGACGGTGAAGTCACCCGTTCCCGTGAAGGAGAAGGCGCCGTTCGTGGCGATGGCTCCTGTCGTACCGGTCGTCGCGAGCAAGACGGAACCGGAGGTGAGGCCGGTGCCGGACGAGACGAACCGAGCGACGACCGAGGTCGTGGCGGCGGTACCGGACACGTTCAGGACGGTGGCGCCAGTCGTCACGCTGTCAGCGACGACTTGCAAGAGGCCTGCGTTCGAGGTCGACGTGTACGCGGCAGTGGCCGTGATGGAGACAATACCGTTAGTAGCTACCGCGCCCGTGGTACCGGTAGAGACGCGGATGAGCGAACCGGTGGTCGTTGTGACCGAGGACGAGGCCAAGGAGAGGCCGATGCCGGTCGTAAGGGCGTCGAGGTCACTGGCGTCGATGGCCGTGCCTGTCGTCATGGACGAACCGGTCACGTCGAGGATCACGCCGGCGGCGAGGGCGCCGGAAGCGGAGAGCCGGAGCAGGATAGTCTCATCAGACGCCGACGTGGAGAACTCGCTCAGGACCGCACTGGTGTTCGTGGCGGCAGTGTGAGCGACGTTCAGCAGACGACCCGTCGCCGTATGAACAGTCGATGAAGACGTGATGTTGACTACCAAACCATCCGTGACGGCGTTGGCGACGATATGAAGAGCTGTACCAGTCGTAAGCGCAGCGACCGGCAGGTAGAGGGCGGTGCCGGTCGTGAGGCCGGACGGGGTGATCGTCAAGAACGAAGTGGTCGTGGAGCCGGTGAAGGCGCCAGAGCCGGCAAGAACGATGACCGAGGCGGTCGTCGCCGTGTTGTTCGTGACGGTGAAGGAAGCGGCGTTGTCGTCATCCGTGACGGCGAGCGCGCTGTCAAGGAAACGGACGTCGCCCTTCGTGACGGTGAAGATGTTGGAACCTTCGGTGCCGTCGATGGTCAGTTCCTCAAGAACGGCGACGCCGGTGGCCGAGACGGACCAGGTGCCGCTCGTACCGCGGATGTCGGAACCGGTCCCGACGTTGGTGATCTGAAGGACGGCGCCAGAGCCTGCACCTGAATTAGTGAGAGTCAAGACGTCGTTATTGCCCGTCGAATTGTCGAACGTGAGAGTCGTACCCGCAACGTTCAACGTCTTATCAATTCCGAAGATGCTATCAAGCGTCGGAATCGTACTGCCGCCGGCACCGGTACCGAGCAGAACTGCTGAGGTCCCGTTCCACCAGTAAAGACCCGTACCATTACGGTACAGGACTAAGTCGTTCGCCGAAGTCGGAGCTGAACGAGAAGCATCGAAACGGACGCCATTCAGGCCATCTTCCCGCTTCTGCTCAAGGTTCAAGCCTCCGAGATCGGTTGCACGACCAGAATCGTAATTTCCCATAAGAGTAAGGAGGGGCGGCGAGGTCGCCAGTGACTCCCGTCACCGGGGATAAAAGACGAGATCGCCGCGCCCTTCAGGTTACGTTTAAGTGACCTTTCCTTAGCTCTTCGTTTTCGGCATGTGTTGATTCCGCCACTTCGGCGGATGGATTTTCATGTCATCGAGCGTCTTTCGTTTATGGCAATTTGGACAGAGTGTGACAAGGTTATTCAGATCGTACATCAATTCGGGAGCGGCACGCTTTGGTTTAATGTGATCTACTTCCAGGATTTCTGGATCGCTGTTGAAACCACATTTCTGACAAACGTTTCCATCTCTCTTACGAACGAGCCTCACCAAATAATTCTTGCCTCCTCCGTTCCAATTTCCGTTCCTACCACCAGTTCTTGCGAGTCCACCTTTAACCCGCATCTCATATGTCCAGCTCCGCGCCTTGTTGCGGCATGAGCGAGAACAATATTTTCTCCTTTCATCCCAATACTTTTGAGAGTGAGAACCGATCTTGGTCATCATCTCTCCGCATTGAAGACAGGGTTTCTGTTGAATCTTGGTCATATGTGCCAATGTAGCACATACCACTTATAGAATCAACAGGAGAGAAAAGGTACTAGGATTAGCCAATTTCCTCAGACCGCCGTGGCCGCGCTGCCCGTAATCCACTTATAGTCAAGCACACCGTACGCGTAGGACGCGGACGACTTCGCCATCCAATCTTCGGT